AAGAACAACAAACTTTAATTGAGTCACTTACGGCTCGTATAACAACCCTAGAAGGGTAGGAGTAAAAAATGGCACAAACAGTAACAGAATGCCTAGCAGCAGGAACCGATAGCGTAACCTTGATAAATGACGTTAATACTAATGGCAAAAAATCAACTCATGTTGGTGGTTCAGCAGAAGCAGACACAACCATGTCTCAAGCAGATATAAATGAAACGGTACAACGTAACGTTGACCACCTTTCAACTATCTTGCTTTATGAACCTGTAGATGCAAGTGACGATACCCCAGATGTAAAAGGAGCAGCAGGTAGTAAAAAAACTACGCACGTTGCAGCCGTTACAACTGGTAATGCTTACATAGCAGCAAACTAAGGAGATAATATGACCGAAGAAGCCGTAGTCTTTATAGACGATAAAGAGATAAAAGTATCTGAGCTGTCTGACGAACAAAAATACTTACACTCGCAATTACTGGATTTGAAAAACAAAGAAGCAAGTCTTAAATTTCAATTAGATCAAGTAGCTGCCAGTATGTCAGTATTTCAAAATGCTTTTGTTGAGGCTTCTAAAGAAGTCGCTGAAGAAGTTTTAGAAGAAGAAACCAAAGAGGTAAATTAAATGTTATATATAAATATATTTATGTGGATCTGCGCTGTTATTGCGATAGCTTCGCTTGTAGCTGCCGTAACCCCTACTCCTAAAGGAGACAAGTTTTTAGCAAAACTTTATAAAGGGATTGATTTTTTAGCTTTAAACATAGGCAAGGCTAAAGATAAATAGATGGCCAGAAAGACCACCGTGGAAGTTGCAGCAGACCTAGATAAACACGAAGCGGTTTGTGCTGAGCGTTGGTTAGAAACCATTAGTCGTATTAAACGTCTTGAGTTTTTTGTTATAGCCACTTTAGTTACATTATTATTAAGTGCTGGGGCCATACTAGCTGAGCAAATTTTTTAAAATGAGATATGCCATACGCCAAATACACATTCAAACCAGGAATCAATCGTGAAGGTACTGATTACAGTAACGAAGGCGGTTGGTTTAATGGTAATTTAGTACGTTTTCGTCAAGGAAGACCTGAAAAAATAGGTGGTTGGCTAAAAGATACTGAAACTAGCTACTTAGGCACGGGTAGAGCTTTACATGGTTGGGTTGATATACAAGGAACTAAATATTTAGGACTTGGGACCACTTTCAAATATTACGTTTCAACGGGGGAGAATTTTGATGACATTACTCCTATCCGAGCAACTACAACTAACGGCATTACTTTTGCGGCAACCGATGGTTCTTCAACTATAACTGCTACAGACTCTAGTCATGGTTGTGTGGTTAATGATTTCGTTACTATTTCAGGGGCAGTATCTTTAGGAGGTTTAGTAACCGCAGCAGTTTTAAACCAAGAATATCAGATAACAGCAGTTCCTTCTTCTAACACTTACACATTTACTGCTAAAGATACGGACGGCGATACTGTCACAGCTAACTCCAGTGATTCTGGTAATGGTGGTTCGGGGGTAGACGGATCGTATCAAATTAATGTAGGTCTTGATGTGTACGTTCAAAGCACAGGGTGGGGAGCAAATACTTGGGGATCAGGTACGTTTGGTAGTTCTTCTCCTTTAAGTTCCAGTAATCAATTACGTTTATGGTCGCACGACAATTTTGGCGAAGATCTTTTAATGAATGTTCGTGGGGGTGGTGTGTATTATTGGGACGAAAGTGGAGGATCTACCGTAAGAGCTAAAGCTTTTTCAGATCTTACAGGAGCAAATTTAGTTCCTACTGTAGCTTTGCAGATCTTAGTAAGTGACATAGACAGACACGTAATTTGTTTTGGAGCAGATCCAATTAATGACAGTAATGTTAGAACGGCTTCTTCTGACCCAATGCTTATTGCTTGGAGTGACCAAGAAAGTGCTGTTGAATGGGAACCGTTGTCCACTAACACGGCAGGATCTCTTAGACTTTCCGCCGGGTCTTTAATTGTTGGGGCAATGAGAGCGGGCCAAGAAACATTGGTGTGGACAGATACTTCAATGTACAACTTACAGTTCATAGGGCCTCCTTACACATTTGGCACAACTTTGATGAACGAAGGAATAGGATTAATTAGTCCAAAAGGCGCTGTAAATACTCCTCGTGGAGCTTTTTGGATGGACAGAAAAGGTTTTTATAATTACGCAGGAACAGTAGCTCCCGTTCCTTGTAGCGTTCACAGGTATATATTTAGTGATATAAATGAAGGACAATCCTATAAAGTTTTTGGGTTTTTAAACAAACAATTTAATGAAGTCGGATGGTTTTATCCTTCTGCTTCTAGCACAGAAATAGACCGCTATGTGACGTATAACTATAACGATCAAACATGGAGTATAGGCCAGTTAGCGCGTTTTGCATGGCTCGATGAGGGGCTTGTTGATTATCCTAGAGCCACAGGAAAAAGTAGCTCAACCAGTTATTTATACAGACATGAAGAAGGTAATGACGACGATGGTTCTGCAATGTCTAACGTTTTTATCGAGTCCAGCGACATGGACATACAAGACGGAGATTATTTTTCTTCAATCAGTCGAGTCATACCAGACGTTAAATTTACAGGAAGTGGTGGAACAGACCAAACAATTAACTTTGTTTTAAAATCCAGAAACTACCCCGGTGAGTCTTTAGTAACCAACACAACGCAAAACGTAACTGGGACAACAACAAGACTGGACACGCGCCTACGCGCGCGACAAATGGTTTTTAGAATTGAGTCGGATGATGATAACTCAGACGTTGCTACACAAAAAGGTGTGGGTTGGGTATTGGGTGATACTCGTATGGATATTAAACCAAGCGGTCGTAGATAGTGGCAAAATTACTAAACACCAAGTTACCCATTGCTTTTAATGAAGTTAAGCCTGATGTCTACAATAAAATGATCCGAACGGTTGAACTTAGTCTTAATAAGTTCGACCCAAGTGCAACACCAGAGTTTACAGAAACGGAACGTAATAAACATTTATTTAATGCTGGTGATATTATTTGGAATACTACTCGCAAAACAATACAGTATTTTGACGGAACGAACTGGTACAACTTATCCACAGAAGAAGAAGTAGGATTGCAGGGAAAAGCTTATGTAGGAGAAGTAACGGTAACGCTTGATGGTAACGTAACAATAAATGTAACCGGGCCTAAATATGGTTGGGGCATAGAGAAATGGTACACATAATGGACAAAGAAAAGTTAATAGAAGAACTTATTATTGATGAAGGAAGCATAAATAAAGTCTACTCAGATCATCTTGGGTTTCTTACGTTTGGCGTTGGTCATTTAATCTTGGACACAGATCCAGAGATTGACCACCCCGAAGGAACCCCGGTATCCGACGAAAGAATTAACGAATGTTTACACAATGATATAGACATTGTGTGCGACGAATTAGACAGAAACATGCCTTGGTGGAGAGAGCTAGACGAGACACGTCAGCGTGTTCTTGCTAATATGTGTTTTAACTTAGGTTGCCCTAGATTAAAGAACTTTAAAAAATTCTTAGCTGCTTTAGAAGGGGGTGATTTTGAAACCGCTGGAGAAGAAATGATGGACAGTAAATGGGCCACACAAGTAGGAAATAGAGCCGTTAGGTTGCAGGAGAAAATGCTTCATGACAGCTAAAGTTAAACAAATAAAAAGAAAACCCATGAAAAGTGGGAAAGTGTCTAATTATAAAAAAGCTTTAAGGAGGCCATAATGGCTAAGAAAGGACTGTACGCAAACATACACGCAAAAAGGAAAAGAATAAAAGCTGGGTCAAAAGAAAAAATGAGAAAGCCCGGAACTAAAGGCGCTCCAACAAAAGCAAATTTTAAACGAGCTAAGAAAACGGCTAAGAAAAGATAATGGCGGAAAGAAAGAAGGCAATACGAAAAACCACTAAAGGCAAAGGCGCTAATTATCGCCCTACCAAAAGTGGGGCGGGCATGACCAAAAAAGGTGTGCGCGCTTATCGTAAGGCAAACCCTGGATCTAAATTAAAGACAGCCGTTACAGGGAAGGTAAAGAAAGGAAGTAAGGCAGCGAAACGACGTAAATCTTATTGTGCAAGGTCTGCGGGTCAGCTTAAGAAAAGCTCTGCTAAAACAAAGAATGATCCTAATTCAAGGATCAGACAAGCGCGCAGAAGGTGGAAATGTTGATATGTACGAATATAAATGCAAAGTTAAAAGAGTGGTTGATGGTGACACTATGGATGTTGTTATTGACCTTGGGTTCGATATTTTTCATTCTTGTAGGGTCCGTCTGGCTTCTATTGATACGCCCGAGTCGAGGACTCGTGACTTGGATGAAAAAGCACGAGGTAAGCTCAGTAAAGCTTATCTTAAAGAAAGTATTAAAGGAAAAAAGATTGTATTAAGAACTAAAATAAAAGATGCAAAAGGTAAGTTTGGAAGAGTTATTGCTGAAGTTTGGGCAGAGTTTGAGGAAGGTTCAATGCGTAACGTTAATGAATTAATGATAAAAGAGTGCCACGCAGTTAAGTATAACGCAGAAAATAAAGCGTTAGTACACGACGCTCACATGGCAAATCGTGCTATATTAATAGAAAAAGGACTGTTTGTTCCTGTGGAGAAATAATATGAAACTAGGCTTATTAAAAACATTAGTAGGAACAGTCGCTCCTACGTTAGGAACTGCGTTAGGAGGACCCATGGGAGGCATGGCTGCTAACATGATAGCAGATGTATTGGGTTGCGATCCCGAACCAAAAAAGATACAAAAAGCTGTAGAACAAGCCACTCCTGAACAATTAGCAGAACTAAAAAAAGTTGAGACGGATTTTGAAATCAAAATGAAAGAACTCGACATAGATTTGTTTGCGTTAGAAACAGCTGATATACAAGATGCCAGAACAAAATTTGGCAAAGACTGGACAGCCAGAATAATGGGGATCCTTGTGGTTGGTGGGTTTATGGGCTATATATTCCTTGTAACGCTACAACCACCCGAACAAAACTCAGAGGCATTGATTAATTTGGTATTAGGCTATTTAGGTGGTCTAGCTTCAGCTATAATTAGTTTTTACTTCGGGGCTTCACACAAACAAGACACGGACTAAAAAAGACGATAAGATAGGTGATATTATGGAATGGTGGGAAGATGAAAGTTGGATGGAAGGGATTGAAGATGATACTTCTTTCTTAGATATGTTTGACGACACAAATTATTACGGTGCAGATCAAGATATGTCGTCTAATATTGACTATAACGATCTTTTTGATAAAGAAGGT